GAATGTCACCCGCACAGGCTACGTCATAGCGCAAGTCGGGGATGTTGCGGGCGTCAAACGCAGAAGCAATGCCGAGGTTACCAAGCCCACTCGCCGCACCCGACGCTGCCTGCGACATATACAACTGCGCCAGCTCTTGCTGACGCAATGCGGCTTCGGCGTTCGGATTGATAGTTTGGCGAACAGTCGGCTGCTCAATAAACGTCGTAAATTGATCTTCAGAGGGCGCTTCACCAGCCATTTCTGGGTTGCTAAACAACCGCTGCTGGTAAGCCTCCATCGCCTTGTTGTAGGCGTCTTTATCAACCGTTGGCGTCTTTGTCCATTCAACGGTCTGCGTACCCGTGGGCGAATAAATATTCGGATTGGACATATACGCCGACTGTCTGGCGGCGGCCATGTTGGCCTCACCCTGCTTGATCGCAAGGGTGGTGTAGTCAGGCGCTGGTGGCGGTGCTGGTGATTTTTTGCCCATACCTCGGCTCCAAGAAACGACACTTGTCAGGTGTCAGAGTCATCAAAACAATGTCTCCAGAATCGTGCGCGGCGTCTTTAATTCGCGCTTCTTCCGAAAACCCCATCTTGCTGACCAATGCGAGCGCCCGGGTATGGTTGCTGCTGATTGGCCCTATTATCTTATCAACTCCTGCGACGTTGTACGCATAATCGTAAACGGCAGCCATGTAAGTCGGGGTAACCCGTTCCCACGCGATGTGGCAAACGACGGATCGCCCGTTCCAATTCTCGTAAACGGTTCCGGCAACGAGCTTGCCGTCGCGTTCAAGCCCAATGGCAACTGACCGATTCGGGTCAAACGCCCCTTCGGTCTGGGCGGTTACCCATGCCCCAACGTGGGGGCCGCTGACTATATTCCAGCCCATCCGATTTGATACACAACGTCAGTTGATGCCCATTGAATCTGTAAGTTTTTACTGCTGCTCGTAAACGAAATAGCGCCCGAGTAGCCCAAACCTGTCACGCCGGATTGGTTGTTCGTGATGACCACATCCGAACCCCACAACGCCACATCCCATGAGCCAATGCCCCACAACCCTGCGGTGGTGGGCGAGAACGACAGCGCGCCCGTCTGGTCTACCGTCTGAAAATCGGTGTTAATGCCAATGACGATCTGCGGCTGACCGTTGCTAAAAATGCTTGGGCGTGCGCGGGTGAAGTATTTGATGACGCCACGCGTTTCAAAGTAGTTGAACGCTTGCAACGCCTTGGTCGGGATCGGCTCCCCGTCGTCCATATAGCCGTTGTCGCCCGTTGTCCACGCCTTTGAAACGTAGGTATTGCCGCCAAAGTACGGCTCACTTCCTACCAACGCCCACGAACTTGCGTTCCAGCCCGTAAAGTTACACCACGCTTTTGTGATGTTGTTCATCACAAACTGCTGTTGCCCGGTGCTGACTGGCACGTTGACGATTAGGGCGTTGTTGAGCGGGTTATAGAGCAGCGCCCAGCCAAACGTGTCTTTATACGTGCGTGCTGCTGACGCAAATGCGCCCTGTATCTTGTCTGACAACGCAATGTTGGGGTCAAGGCGCGACGATTGCAGCGCAGAGGCAAACGGGATCAAACCGTCCAACGTCAGAATCAGCAGGTCACCACCGTACTTGGTCACGCAGCGCCGACTGATTGGCTGGCCGATGATCCACACGCCAATAAGCGACCATGTAGAGGCACTGGATGGGTCTGTGCCGCGATATACGGCCACTTCGCCCTTGTCGCTAATCAACACAAGGTTGTCGTCAACGCCGTAGCCTGCGTCAATCGTCCACGTTGCCATCGCCGTGAGTTTGCCGCCCAAGTGCATGACGCTAGACAGGTCAAGCACGTTAGCCGCGCCACCGACTGACGCAACCGGCAAATACCATGCTTTTAGGGTGTCTTTTTGAATAAACCACATTCTGTTTTTGAACAGCGTGGGGCTTTCCAAGTCAGTTGTAGTAACGCCCGTAATAGCAGGCGTGGATACGCCATCAATCGGCGTCCATGTTGTGCCGTTGTACAGCAACGGTTTGTCTACGCCGTTAGCAGCATAAAGGTAACTGCCGCCGCCCGTAGTTACGTTGGTGTATTCCCATGCGGAGTTAGAAAGGCTGGCGACTAGCGCCGATCCTGCCGTGCCCGCAGAGGTAACGTCGTAAATGTTGCCAGTAGAAATAGCAAACAACTTGATGGTGTTGCCTGCGTTGTACGTTATCAACGTATCAACGGTTCCCGGTAACCCAACCTTGTGTTTGGTGTATCCACCGCGCAAATTCACGTTGGAAACGCTCGGAAACATATTCTCCAAGTACACGGCATCCGTAGGAGCCATGTTGGCGAGTGCGTCCCGAGCGTTCCAGCCACCCACCGGGGCAGGCAACGACGCCACGTTGGCGGTCGTTTTCTGAATTAGCCGCCTGCGAACGGGCGATGCCATTATTGGCTGTCCGTGCCGTAGCCGCTGTCAGGGATGTTGTCGTACCCGATAAGCACGGTTCCCGGTCGCGGGGCAAAGGAAAGGTTGGCGGCGGCCACATCCTGCGCAATAGCGGTTTCCAGTTCTGCGATGTAATCGCGGTACAGCGCGGTAGTGTCAAAGCCCTTGGCCTCAAAGTATTTGAGTTTGGTGCCAAGCACCATCACGCGATCAGGGTAAATGCAGGTGTCGGTATCAGCCGTAAAACTGGTTTTTGCTACGCCAAGGGCGTTGTTGACCCAAGCGTTGCTGCGGTACTCAAAGCCGAGCAACTCGCCAGCGTTCATACCCGGCCAAATCTGGAAGTATTTGCCGAGCAATCGCCAACGGATACGTGGGCCGGTGCTGATATAACCCGACAGCAGCCATTCCCATTGCTGTGCGCTCTCGGGGCCGAGCATTTCCCAACGCTTGCTCTTATCCCAATGCGTGCGGTTGACCGTGCTGTTGTAGTCGGCAGGCAGGTCGTATTTGACCTTCTGGAATATCAACTGCCCGTCAATTTGCGCTTCGGTAGGGGCGTAGTTCAGCGTAAGGCTAGTGTTGCCCGTTACAGCGGTGACGTAAGTGGCATTGGGGATGCCAACGCCCTGCACCTGATACGTCGTGTCTAGTCCCACGGTAGAGGGAATACTGGTCACGGTATACGACGTTGTTGACCACGTTCCGGTGGTCGTAATCGCCTCGGTGTAAAACGTGTGCTGTTTGGTCAGTTCTCGCCAATCAGCACGACGGAGCAATTCATAGCCGCAAGCGTTCATCAACGCGAGTAACTGGATAACGTCCTGACTGGCGTTACCTGCGACCGTGGAAGGAGTCGGAATACCCAACTCGTTTGTGCATTGCTGCACTAATTGCACCATCGTGCTGCCCATACTATGCCTCCGCTAATTTTGGCGGCCTGCCACGACGCTTCGGCTCGTCGTTGAGCAATGACGCCATTTGCGCTTGCAGTTCCGCAAGCTGCTTTTTGGTGTCCTCAAGCTCCGCATTCGTTTCGTTGCGGTTCTTGCGGTTAAGGTACAAACGTGCGCGGTCGCGCAATCCAATGCCACCCATGCCGACGCGCTGTAGTTGGGCGTCCGAGGCAAGGGCAAGTTGCTCCACCGTGACAAATTTGAGGATGTTCAACTCTGCGATCTGGTCGCGGTTAATTTCATCGGGAGCGTCTTTGTTCCATTGAGACAGCGGGGTGCCAATCTGGGAGGCTGCGCCCTCGTTCTGCTGCATCTGGAAATACAACCATTGACGGGGGAAACGCTCCTTGTGGTCATCGCGCAACGGCTGGTCAAGGATATTGGTTTTGTCACCGGGTGCCATGATGCGAACGTAGGTTTTGCCTGCGTTTGCGCCTTCGTCGCGGGTGTAAAACTCAACGTGCAGTTGGGCGTCGGCGTTGTTGATGTCGCTATCTAATGGCATTGTCCTTGCTCCTGTGGGGATTACAGGTTGTTGACCTGTGTGATGGTACAAATGACCGAGGGGATTGCAGGCCATACGCTTGTGGCGCTGGCTGCAAGGATTCTAACGCTTGTGTCATCAACTGCCCACATCAACTCAACGTAGTTGGTGGGTTCAAGTTGGATGATGAAATTCCATGCCGCAACGGTACGCGCAGCGGTGCCTTGGATGGCAACCGTACTTGCTGTATTTGGCACATTAGTGCCGTTTTTACGCAGCCAAATGTAGACGTTACCTGCGCCGCCCGAGGTTTTATCTAACTGCGCCGAAAACTGGACGTTATAGACGCCTTGATAGTCCACAACAAGTCGGGAAGTGGGCGATCCGATAGACACGCCATTGCTGCTATCGGTGGTATTAAACGTCATGCCATAGGCGGTATTGATAGATGCCGCCGCTTGCAAAGACGTATCTGAAAAAGAACCGTAATGCAGAATAGGAACTGCTCGGCCAAACCCCTGCAATTCTTCCCAAACCGTGTTGCTAACGGCAAAGAACAAAGCCGAGCAACCCGTGTTGATTAGTCCAGAACCTACGCTATTGATGCTGCTGTTGGCGTCATAGGGGTACACCAGCAACGGGTTTGCACCGCCATTACGCACAATGATGGTTTCGCCCATTTCGGTAGGCGGCAGCTTAACGCCAGCGCCCGAGGCAACCGTTGTGATGTTGTTGTAAACGTAAGTCAGTTGCGTGGCGTTGCCCGCTGACGTTCCTGCTGCGCTTACCGAGGCATTACCGTCACCGCAAATGGAAACGGTGGACAGGCTGTTGACGCCTGACCCTAACACTCGGGAGGGGATCGCCATTAGGCCGCCTCGGCGCGTTCGTCACGCATCCGCATAATCTCGGCAATCAGTCCTGGCCCTTTCACGTTTAAGTTTAGGTCAGGCATGACTTCAAACAGTTTCTGAAACTCGTTGGCTTGCTGCGCCATTGCCATGTTGCAGTTGAACTTTTTGCCTGTCGGGCCGCCCACCCAAATGTCTACGGTCGCGCCGGGGGTAGCGCCACAGAACTTCTTGCGCCCGTCCGGGCTATTGCAAGAGTCGTAACCGTACATGGTGAAGTTACGGTAGCCGAGGATATATCCAATGTTGACGGCTCGCAGACCCGAAGTCGTGCCGCCGCCAATCGCTAGTTTGCCGGGGCCAATGGCTTCCATTTCGGGGCCGGGCGCCCATGAGTGCCACAGCAACACTTTCTTGCCATTAAGGTAGTCAAAGGTGGTGGGTGGGCAGCGCGAGGCTGGCATATACGTCGTGTGGTCGTTGAGATGCTTGATGCCGCTGGTGCGGTCGCGTGGGTCAAGGTTGATCCACAGGTCAGGCTCTACGCCGTTCTCAACGAGGAAATCGTGTGTGGCCTTAATGGACACAATGGGGCGACCGGCTTTGCGGTGCGCCTTAATCTCGTCAATGTAATCAGGCATTGACCACCCGCTCGCCACCAACACCATGTGACCATCGTGTTTGATGGGAGCGAGGGTCAACTCTGGCAGACCACGGGCAAGCGCAGAGCGGATATTGGAGCAAAGCTCCTCCTCCGTCCCTGCCGCCTGCACCGTGATCTCCAGCGGCTTCATTAGAAGCCCACAACGCCCGTGGCAACGTGCGGGTAGCCAGCGATGCAGGTCACCGCAGAAGCCGAGGCTGCTGAAGTGGTTGCAACGATGCCCGCGACAAGGCCGCCGGTTACCGTGGCGTCATCAAGAACGCCAGCGGTTGCGGTGGTGAACAGCGGAACGCTCGGCTCACAAGCCGCAGCCACGTTCACGCGAGGCTTACCGCCCAACTGCACCCAGCCGTAGTAGGCCGAGGCAATGGACACCTGCGCGAACCCGACAGCCTTGGAGGCAGCCGAGTTGGTCGTGGTGAGCGGAACTACCTTGTTGTCCACGCGAACGGAAACCGCCGCGTAGGTCGCACAAGTGGAAGCCGCCTGCACATAGATAGCCTGACCGCCATCGTCAAGGTTGACGACGGTGCCAAGGTTAAAGGCAGGCGACGAGTCCGTGTAGCCGAGAGAAACGCCAATGAGATTACTAGTAGAAACAGCCATTGTCGTTTACTCCTTAAGCAATCAAAACGCCTTGGAACTGGCTGCCCGAGCAGGTAAGGTTACCGGCCCAGCCAATCAGTTTCACAATGGCGTCTTGGTTGACGGCCTGACGCTCACCACCGATCGGAACGAAATTACGATCCTTGTGGGGGCGGAACATCAGGTACTTGGTGTTGAGGAACCACATATGGTTCGCGTTGCCCGAGCCGCTGTTGTACGTGCTGGAACCGATACCACCGTCCAACACAACGTCAGACGCCATACCGGCACCGTAGTACTTCAACGACGCGAAACCCGCGCCAGCCATGCCAGAACCACTCTCGGTAATACGCTGAATCGCTTGGAGCGACTGCAGGTAGAAACGATAGTAGTTGTTGTCGGCCACGATCAGGTCAGGCTTGTCGGTTCCACGAACCAACTGCACCGCGAGGGCATCCATGTAGCCCTGAATGGTCGTGCTGGAGACAGCGCCCGCACCACCGCCATCAGCGGAAGCGGAGAACTTCTTGGACTGCCAGAACGTCCACACACTTCTGTTTATTCCACCGTAGGTGCCAACAGTCGGGTCATCCGGCACAGCAGCAGCAAGACCCGTGAGGTTCTTACCCGCGTTGCCGGTGCCGTCGCCATACAGGTCACCGCTGATGCGGTTAGCCAGCTGGGCTTCGGCCACTTCCATGCGACCGTCAAGAAGGTCAATGATGGCCTCCTTACCCGAGTTCTGGATCATCTCCAGACCCGAGATGGTCACCGCAGAAGCGTACTGCGTGATGGAGAACTGCGCCGAGCTGATCGGGCTGTTCTGACCCACGTTCAGCACTTCGTAACCGGAGTAGCTGTTCGTGTTGTTCGTGGTCGGATCGGTGTACATGATTTCTTGGAGGATGACGTTTCCTCCCGAAAATACACGCACATTCCCACGCTCCTTAAGACGACGAAGCAACGCGTTGTTGTTCGTCACGTTGTCAGCGAGTTCACCGCTACGGCTCTGGATGGTGGTAGCAATGATGTCGCTGATACTTGAGTTGGCAAATGCCATTTGATGACTCCTTTATCAGTTAATTACAAACGCGGCTCTGTTTCGGAGAAAGCCTCCTCCAAGAGGGCGCGACGGTTTGCTGCCTTGGGAGCCGTGTTTGGGCCGGGTGTGGCACTTCTGACGCTCACCGCTGCTGCGCGGGCAGTTTTCGCTACCCGATTGGCCTCCTTCGCCTGTTTTGCAGCCACTTCAGCCTGTTGGGCTTTAAGCGTCTGTTCAAACAAGGTCGGGTCAAGCCGAATGGCCTTATCATAGGCTTCATCCAACGTCTGCGCGACCCCGCTCTGTAGGAGCTGGATCATCGTTGGTCGGACTTCTTCAAAATGATCGGCCTTCAAACTAAATTGGTTGATCTCGTTGAGCAGGGTCTGGTTTTCCACCATTTCCTGCTGCTGTTTCCAGCCCATGACCTCGCCACGGACTTTGTTCAGTTCGTTTTGCAGTTGGTAGACCATCGGATCAACGCTGTTTGGCGCTGCTGTGGGGGCTTGCCCCTGCATTGCGCCTAGGTTGATGCCGTAGCTCTGCGCCAACTGCGCGAAATACTGCATTTTGGTCTGCGGGTCGCTGTTGCGGAGCTTGTGATCAGCCTCCATCAACGCGGCAACAGCCTTTTCTGGCTGCAAGCCAAGCCCTTGAATCGTGTTCATGTAAGGGCTGATGGCTTCCTGCATCGCATCGGCAAACTGCGCCTTGGAGAGCAGCGGTTCCACGCCCGCTCGCATCTGCTCCTCACGCTGCCACGCGTATTCCTGCATTTTTGGGTCGGCTTTCTGCCAAACCTCATGGAAATCCTTTTTCCACGACGCAGGAGGACGACGCCACACGGGCGGTTCTTCGTCCTCAACCTCGGGTTGTGGTTCGGGTTTGGCGAATCGGCCT